CTTCAAGCGCCTCCTAAAGAAGGAAGGATCGTTAGACTTTAACAAGATCTTAGACTCCTTTGTTAAGGACTTTTGCGGACCTAAATGGAAGGTCTCTGTTGAAACACTTGATTTCAGTGGCTATATAGAAGGTTTTGGAGATCAAGATGGGGCCCCTGCAACAGATACAGGATCAAATACATCTTCTGACTAACGATGAAGATCATAGGCAAGAACTTTGGTTGCACTACTTAAAGGGCAATTCAATAGAGACTTTTGCTAAAAAATTAGATCAGATAAAGTTAGAATTTTCAGAAGATTCTGATCTGAGAAGAAAGATACACGATTTACTCAGTAACCCTCCCGCTAGTTCATTTACAGAGATACTAGATAATTTTAGTGACTTTGAACGAAAGACTATATGTCTTTTGTTGCTAGGTGTAGATGTAAAGACTATATCTAAAATAAAAGGTATAAGTGAAGTACGTATAAGGCAAGTCATACATGCTATTAGGTACAATAGTGTGTGGAGTAAATATGACAATATATTGCCCAACAATGGCTCAAAATAGGGGTTTACCCTATGGCTCTTAAAAAAGACTTTAGCGATCATGAAAGATATGGCCTAACAGATGAAGAGTATAGGTTGGCCCGTAAATTTCTTAGAAAGAATAAGACTGCTGGCGCCATAAAAGATATAGAAGCAGCCAAGCTCTACGAACTATACCTTTTAGGTGATAGCTTCCAAAAGCTGGCAACCCAATTCCCTCAATACCACATTGGCCAGATAATAATGACTGCTGCTCTTAGAGGTTGGGCTCATGATAGAGACAAGATGCTGTCTACTTTGCAAGATAGAGTTAAGGCTAAGGTAGTTAAATCAGTTCTTGAGCAGGTAGACTTTTTAACTACTATGATGTCTGTGGCGAACGCAGAACATCTAGAATCAATGATGAGATATATTCATGATCCCTTAGCAAACCCTAAACCTCAACTAAGAATATCTAACATAAAAGAATATAAGGACGTTGCGGAGACACTATATAAGATAGTAGCTGGAGCCACTTCGCCTAAACCGGGTCAAACATCACCAATGTTTTCGGCTCTCACTAACCCTATAAAAAGACAGATAGAGCAAGAAAAGGAAGAGGACGGAGACGTTAACATATTGGATGTCGTAGAGAACTAAGATGAGCAGCAAGGGAACGGTTAAAAAAGACCTTGAAAAGCAAAAGAAACTACTGCTTAAGAAATGTCAAACTAGAGCAGAGGTTAAGGCCTGGATTAAACATTTTCTTAACTTAGATTTACCAGACACTAGAGTGTCTAGATATGCTACAACTACGCCACTCGATATCGTTTGGGAGATGTATAGAATATGCGTACTAAACGATAACCCAGAAAACATACAAGAATTACTGTACACTGGAAGCAGGGGATCAGGAAAAACTCTCGGTGTTGCTATAGCAGAATTCATGATAATGCTGCACGATCAACGAGACATAGCTCACGTAGGAGCTATCATGCAGCAGGCAGCTCGTGCGTACGAATACATACAGAGTTTCTGTATGTCTCCAAAAGTTAAGCCGATAATTGATCCGGCTGGTGTTAAAGATGATTCCAAGATACTGCAAAAAAGCACAATGTCTAAGAGCATGTTTAATATAAACAGCAATATCTCTACGATAGAGATACTTCCAACCACGCTAAAAGCACTAAACGGAGTTCATTGCCAATTAGTGTCCTGCGACGAGCTAGACACTCTATCTGGCGAAGGTCTAAGAGCTATTAAAGAAGTATCTGGTATGTTGGATACTAAGAAGGGCAAGAAGCCTCTAAGAGTCGGTATCTCTACTAGAAAGACCAAGTACGGTCTGATGAACTCCATGATAGAGAACGCAGACAAGGAGGGTAGACACGTAAGGTATTGGACCGCACTAGAGTTTACGGAAAGATGTCCAGACAGTAGAAGTGGAACTATACCCACAGCGTTATGGCTGAACCAGGATACTGGAGAATCTTTTCTAGAAGAAGAATATGCCAAGCTGCCTAAAAACAAGCAGCAGGGGTTTGTGCTAGAGAGCACTGGAATGTACGACAAGTGCCGTGGTTGCCCTGCAGCTGTATTCTGTAGAGGTGACGCAAAGCTCCAAACTTCTAATGGCAAGATGCTTAAGACTGTCGCTGAGCACATACAGAAGATAAGATCTGAGGGTATTGATTGGGCTGCATCTCAGCTGTATAACCTTAAACCATCCACTGAGGGTCTAGTTTTTACCGAGTTTGAAGAAAGAATACATGTTAAAAACTGGAACGAGATGTGGCATATTCTTGTTGGTAAAGAGTTTCCGGGCGAGTGCACTCATGACATGTTTGTTAAGAAGGTGCATGAGATGAAGCTACCTGTGTATGCGGGACTCGACTGGGGATTCACTAACCCTAATACTGTAGTTTACTTTGCAGTAGATAAGAAAGATAATATCTATGTTCTAAAGACAGACGCCATGACCCATGTCAGTCAACCGTCCTGGATACATCACTGCAAGACGAAGTACCACAATATGTACAGGTGCCAGCTATATTTCCCTGATTCTGCCGATCAGGGTGCAATACAGGAGATGCAGAAGTCTGGATTACCCGTATCTAACTCCCCTAAGGGCGAGATAATAGCTGGAATTCAAGTCATAAAGAGGTTTCTTAGAGTTCCTGGCACCAGCGACACCAAGTTATTTATAGCTAAAGAAACTAACGGATTCTTGATAAATGAATTTAGCCTTTATCACTTTAAGACAAACGCGGCCGGAGAAATAACCGACACACCAGAGGGAGAAAACGATCACGCTCTGGATGCTCTTAGATATGCCTTGACACAGTTGTTTGGAAAGACAAACATTATATTGGGCGGCAGCGGTCTAGATCTAGATATGGCAGAAGGTCTAATAGACACTCAAGGTAGTTATCTTAGAACACCTACGGCTATAGAGTTCGCTAGCACTAAGGGGCTAAAAGTTAACGCCAATGAAGAGGACCCCTCGAAGTTAGGCAAAATAGGGAGAATTAGCGAATTGGATTCTGATGGCGGCGACGAAGAAGGCGGCGCTGGCTCATTTTTATGGACATTCTAAGTGATCATTAAAACTGGTATAATACCTTTTAAGATCAAGGGTTAAATAATGGCATTTTGGGATTCGTGGTTCAAAAAACAAATTCAAGAAGAAATCCAAGAGCTCTTAAAGGCTGATGGAGTTACTCCTAATGATTCTGCCCCTTCCCCTACCAGAGGAGCATATACGGCGGATGTATTGCCAGATACGCCAGAGTCTCACGATGCATCTGCTCAGATAGGCAGAAAAGCAATAGTAGACGACCCTTACTTTGAGAATTTAACTCATCAGATAAACGTAAAGCATAAACTGTCTAGACTAAGCAACAGGATGCTTAAGGAAGTCTCGGTCAGAGATTGGCTAGTTTCTTCTATTATTCAGTGCCGCTTAGATACGCTTCTTAGATTCTCTAGACCCGAACATAAAAGATTTGAGATGGGGTTTAGATTTGTAAAGAAAGATAAGAGTTCAGAGTATTCAAAAGATGAACTGCAAGAGATAGCTGCACTTGAGGACTTTATATATCATTGCGGAAGAAGAGAAGGAACACCCGCTAGCGAGCGCATGCTCTTCGGAGAATTTCTTAAACTAGTTGTTAGAGATGCTCTAACGTTTGGACACGTTGCTATAGAAAAAGTCAAGACTAGGTCTGGCGGTCTTCATAGAATAAGGCCGCTGCCAGCTGAATCTGTATATCTTATCAATAAAAAGCTATCTAAAGAGCAAGTTGAAGAGCAAGAAAAAAACGCCAAGCAAACTTATGGAAAACCGTTAAGCAATAACGACCCTAAAAAAGATCAAAAAGTCAACGAAAGCGACATTGACTATTATAAGTATGTTCAAATGTCGTACAACATGCAGCCACTTGCTCACTTTGGCGATGAAGACTTAATATTCAAACTGTTTAATCCGCAAAATTTTGCAGACTCTAATGGGTACTGCTACTCTCCATTAGAACTCACTATTATCAATATAACTAACCATCTTAACGTTGAGAACTACAACGCCAACTTCTTCACGCACGGATACGCTGCAAGAGGAGTTCTACACCTTAAAGGTACAGTCACTCAATCTCAGTTGATGAACTTTAGAAGACAGTTCTACAACAGCATATCCGGTCAACAGCACGCATGGCGTACGCCTATTGTTGCGGGAC